AAGGACAAGGAGCGTCTGGACTGGGTTCTATCTCATGAGGGACACTACTGGCTTAGTTTTAGGGAGGACATCGACAAGGAAATGAAACGAACACAATAACCACGTATCAAAATAACAATAGATACGCATTAAGCACATAAATAGTATTAAAATAACACTATAGATGCACAATAACACTATGAATGATAATAACACAGAACTACTACAAGCGTTAAGCAACATCAACATCAATAGCGAAACTGCCGTTGAGGTTGTCCAGATATATTGCCAGTACAAACTATACCAATCAGCCATTGAATGCGCCTCAATGTTGGTGTCCATCGGACTCGTTGCCGCATTCGGTTGGTTTGTCATACACCTGATTAAGGCTGTGGATGATTAATCACTACTCATAATTCCATTTTAACTACCTAACTCACATTATGAAAATAACAATCGAAGCAGAAGAACATACAGCCTCCGTTGAATTCGAAGATTACGACTTGATTGAGTTCAGCCACTATCTTAGGGGACTCCTGCATACAGTCTGGTATCCCAACCAAGTGGCCAGTATCATGCCAACAGAGGAGAGCCTAAGCGATGAATTTGCAGAGGTTCGCAAGGAGGGCTACGAAGAGGGCTTTGAAGCCGGTCTTGCAAAAGCCAAGGATAACCACGTACTAAAATAACACGATATAGCCACGTGCATGAACTACCTTCCGCAGAATCAGATAGGCGAAGATGCCGCCACCTTCACAGTCACGCATACAAAGGCAGAAGTGGATTTGGCGCAAAAACTTTGGCTCGAAAAACCTAACAAACATATGAATAGAGACACTGACTACCACAATAGACTTGAGCAAGAGGTTACTTTACTCAAGCGAGACAACATCACCCTGGAGACCGAGGTGACCAAACTAAGACACGAGCTTAGTTTTGCCCATACAGAGATTAGAAGTCTCCGTATTGAGAACAACAAGTTAATCGAAAGGATTGAGCAGTTGCGCCAAGCGATTGCTGTCCTTAACGATGAACCAACGAACTCCTTATGAGTTACCTCCCGCAGAATCAGATAGCCTCTTACCGGGAGAAGAACAAGCCAACCTGCTGTCCTATCCTCAGCACCAAGACGGATGATTGGGTACTTGACCATGACCACCAGACGGGTATGGTCAGGGGCGTAATCTCACGCCAGGCTAACAGCTTGCTTGGCAAGGTCGAGAACTTCTATCTGAAGATGTGCAAGGGGGACAAGGAGTTCCTGCCGTTAACTCTTGAGGCAATGGCGAACTATCTTGAGACTGCCAAAACGGATGTGCTGCATCCTGTGGGACTTACACAACTTACAAAAAAGTTCAGCCATGGCTTGACAAGCGCACAGCAAATCTCCAAGTTGGAGGACATGGGGGCGAGCAGAGAACAACTCGATGCCTGCACCAACCAAAAACAACGAGCGGAACTCTTCCGTTCACTAACTAAAAATAAACATGAGTACAACGTATAACCTACGCCAAAAATTACAGGGGATTCAGTCCTCTTTGAAAGCCCCCAAGGGGCAGACCAATAAGTTCGGAGGGTACAGATACCGCTCCTGTGAGGACATCCTCACTGCCGTAAAACCTTTGCTCACTGAGTGGGGATGCTCCTTGGTCATCCAGGATGACATCGTGGAGGTCAGTGGTCGCGTCTATGTCAAGGCTACCGCAAGCCTAGCTGACAATGACTCCGAACTCGCCATCTCCGCTACTGCATTTGCTCGCGAAGCAGAAGCCAAGAAGGGTATGGACGATGCACAGATTACCGGCTCAGCTAGTTCCTATGCACGTAAGTACGCACTCAATGGTCTCTTCGCTATTGACGATACCAAGGACGCTGATGCCCTGAATGACCATCAGCCCGAGACAACGAACTCAGGATTCTAACCTACAAACAATAACGAATAACCAATAACCAAATAACCAAATAATAATATGGCTGATTACGATAATACTAATAGCGGTACTTTCTTTGTAAATGACCGCAAGGAAAAAGCAAACCACCCGGATTACAACGGCAAAATCAATGTCGAGGGTAAGGAGTACTACCTCAAGGGGTGGAAGAAGGTCGCCAAGAGCGGTGTCAACTTCTTGTCCCTTGCGTTGAACCCTGTTGACGGAGCTAAGTCCTCCGCCCCGAAGCAAGCGACCGCCGCCGTCAATGACCCCGTGCCGTTCTAATGCCCGAAGCATCCAGATTCGACAAGGATTGGTGGGAGCATTTCCGCACCATGGAAGTCCAGCATATCCTGGAGCTTACCGCCAATAAGAACTCCGATTATACAGGTGGTCAGACCTGCGACAACCCATTCGCTAACTTTGACAAAAGCACCGAGTTCGGGGTTCATCCCTTGACTGGCATCTGTATTCGGATGCAGGACAAATTCCAGAGAGCTAAGGCTTTCTGTGCGGACGGCTCGCTCTCGGTTACTACCAAGGGCGACCAGTCCAAGGACATTTTCCGTGACCTGATTGGCTACTCCTTGATAGCCATAGGGATGCTGGAACGGGAAGAGAACCCGTAAGTCCTAATGTTAGACTACTTGGCTCCTCGCAATTCGGCGGGGGGTTCAAGTAATCTAATCCTATGCAATATACAAAAATAATGAACACCATCAAAGAAGCTACCAGTACCACACTTTCAATCCATGAAGCGATTGATACACGCCGACTCCCGGAGGAAGTTCGGATTAAACATAATGCGGTTGGGCAGTGCTTGCGTTCATTGATTGAATTACTTGACAATGAACTTAGAGCATCCGAACCAACCACATAGCGCAGAAGCGGAGCAACGTCTCCTTGCTACCTGCATCCATAACGGAATCCAGGAGGAGAACACGGCAGTCCTTGACGATATCAGCAGTATCGTGGATGCCGAGGACTTCTACATTTACAAACACAGGATTCTTTTTGAAGCCCTCCAGGCTCTTGCTAACGCCAACAAGCCCCTGAATGAAGTTACCATTCATGAGCAATTAAAGGCTTCAGGAGGGGCTGATGAGGTCGGCGGGATAGCCGGGCTATATGCCCTCATGGAAAGCCCTTCTACGCCCCTTCAGGCTCAATTCTTTGCGCATACGCTGGTGGAAAAAGCAAGGCTACGTTCCTTGATGCGTTCCTGCCGTACCGCCGCCGAGAGAGCCGAGAAGGAATCCCCGACCTACGATGAGATTCGTGCCGAACTGGAGGCTGAGATAACGGCTAAGCCTAAACTTGGGATTAACACCGCCAAGATTAGCACCAGCACAGACGAACTCAAGAAGGAGATTCAAATGATGAGGGATGGGGACTTCACCCCGGATGTTATACGGACGCATATAGGTAGGCTGGACTGGTTCCTCGGCAATGGCGGCATAGCCGCTGGTGAGGTTCTGACCCTCGCCGCACCAACGTCCTGTGGCAAGTCCGCATGGGCTTTGTTTGTAGCCTTGAACGCCGTCAAGAAGGAGGAAAAGGCAACCGCCATCTTCTCCCTTGAGATGCCCCAGAAGCAGTTGACCAAACGCATGACCCAGATTCTATCCGGTGTCAATCTGCGGAACGTGCAGGAGCAAACAGTAACGGATGAAGAAAGCAAACGTGTTGACGGTGCTATTGATGAACTCAGCGAGATGCCGATTTACTCATCGCATTCAGTCAAGAGCGCGGATGACCTAGTAAGTCAAGCTCGCTCATTCGTGAACAACCACGGAGTCAAACTGGTAATCGTGGATTACCTTCAGTTGATTCCGTTTAACTCAAACAAAATGGGGAAGGCTGAGGGCATTGCGAATATCTCTCACAAGATTAAGCAGATGGCTCTGGACTTGAACGTGGCTGTCATCCTGTTGGCTCAGGTCAATCGGGAGGGCGCAAAGCGTGGAGGACTGGAACTATATGACCTCAAGGATTCCGGGGATATTGAGAACGATGCCGATGTGGTGCTTCTCATGTGGCCCTCCAATGGGGATGTTGAATCCTCAAAGGAGAGCGACCACTCCGGTCACTACACTAACCTCTTATACAAGCTAGCAAAGAATCGTGAGGGCGAGCGAGGAATTGGTTGCTTCTTTAAATTCTATCATGGAACAGGGAGATTCAAATAATGACAACAACAAAACAAATCAAATCAAAGACAATCCAGGTCAACGGGGTCCCCGTTACTTGTTACTCGGACGGAAGCATTGCCTGTCGCAACAAAACATCAAGAAGACCAGTTCGCTCATTTGGTGGCCATGACCGGGTTAATGGTTATATGTACCGACACGTAAACGGGAAGCGATACAGGGTGCATAGATTGATTTGCAGTGCCTTCCACGGAAATCCACCAAAGGGACATGACGTTGACCACGTGAATGGAATAAAACATGATAACAGACCCGAGAACCTGCGATGGGCGAGCAGGTCACAGAACCTTCGTGGAGCCAGAACAACCCACGGTGCTTCCAAATACAGAGGGGTGTCCATGCACGCAAACAAGTGGGGCGCAATTTGCCTCGGGAAAAGGTGTGGTTCATTTTATACCGAACTGGAAGCCGCCGAACGCTTTGATGATGTCGCTTTCTATGAACACAATTTCCCGCTTGAGGGGCTTAATTTTCCACAGCGAATACTTGACAAGATGGCAAGTGCTGATACAGATAATAGCATGATGGATAAACCCACAGATAATAAATCAGAGAACATCGAGCGCATCCAGACTCAAATCGAAATGATTCGCCAAGAGAGCCGTATCCTTTCGTACCGCATTGAGCGAATGATGGAGCAGCGCAAGGGACTCTCTGAG